GTGGCCGTGTTTCAACTGTGGAAAAATGGTCTCTCATCACGGGTGCAAGCGATCGTGAGTCGTTTTGGCGTCTGGTACATGAACTGGATCCGAAAAGTGCGGCTTGTAATTTTCGCCAACTCCAAGCATATTGTGACTTCAAGTATGCTCCTCCTGAACGAGAGTACTCAACACCTGTCGGAATTAGTTTCTTCGGAGGAGAGCTTGATGGAAGAGATGAATGGGTACAACAATCTGGCATTGGACTGGGAGGATCACCAATAGGTATGTTCCAATGGGCGGGGCGTTCCAAAGTTTTGGCCTGGCTGGTGGTGGGCGGGGCTGGTTCACAGCCACCTCCACACATATCGCAGCGGGGGGGCCCCTACCCCTCCCTGGCTCACTCCGGAGGCTGTTGCCTAAATGTATGCTAATCTGCCTAGGTAGACCACAATCACTCTGCCTCTACGGACCATCGAGACTGGGAAAGACTCTTTGGGCAAGATCTTTGGGAAAGCATGTTAACTGCGTCGGATTACTTTCCGGTGATGTGTTATTGAAGGCAGAAAGAGAAGACGTCAAGTATGCTATTTTTGACGATATACGTGGTGGAATTAAGTTTTTTCCTAGTTTCAAGGAGTGGTTGGGGGGTCAGCCTGAAGTCACGGTTAAATGTCTCTACAGAGAGCCTAAACCTATACTGTGGGGAAAACCAAGCATTTGGCTTTCAAACACTGACCCGAGGGATGAGATGTGCAATGCGGATATTGAGTGGATGAACGCAAATTGTACTTTCATTGAGATTTCTAGTGTTATTTTTCATGCCAATACCAACTAGCTGTTGGTGTAAAACTCATCTGATCTGAAGCTGCATTGCTGAGTGATGTAAAAATATCCAACACATAAATATCACCAACTCCTGGTCTGGAGTTTGTGCTAAAAAAAGATGATAACATCTGATTGCCAATTTCCTCATCTCCATAAACGATGTTTTTCCTGACAGGGTGCCATCTGCTGAAGGTGCGCATGACACCATTGGCGTTGCCTGACTGAATACGCGTGACGCGATCATGCATTGTTTTGATGCGGGTGGTATCCACAGGTGCAGTCATAATATCGGTCCAGTCTTGGATGCCTAATCCCCCCTCTCCTTGGCCTTTGAATAGGTACTCCACGAGTGGGGTTTTTGAATTTTCGGGTAATGGGGATAATGTGCGGAAGTACGTGTCTCGTCCAGTAACATCTGTTGTGGTTGAATAGACCCTGGACCCTTCAAACTGCTCACCGAGTGGCAGGGGTCCCTTGTTGGTAAACACAATACGTCTCCATCTCCAAGGCTGACCAGAGTTGGTCAATATGGAAATTTTCTCTTTCAGTCCCACTGCATAAACCGTAGTCTCTTCGCGACCAGACGGAACAGTTGACCTATCATTCTCAAATATAGCTCGCAATTCTCGCGCGCTAGGACACCAGAGTGTCATCGTAGCATCGCTACTTGCTTGGATTATCAGACCTGTTACTGCTGCTGTTGACGCCACGGGTGGGTAAGCGATGTTGGGTGCCATTGTGTCCCTCTTCTTCTTCGCTGTCAGATTCAGTATCATCTTCTTCGATGGCCTCCGGCTGATCCTGCGTCTTCCAACACGAGTACTTCTTCGGGTGACAGAACGCCTCTTCCCTGCGTAAGTTCGGCGGGGGTATGTTCTCCTTGTTCTCCTCAATCCACTTCTTCTGTAACTTCGTGTGCGCATCGTTGCGTTGTGGGAAGCAAGGGTGTTCACGAACTGAGTGAATGACCTTGCAATCCTTGTGGTGGTGTGGATACCCTGTGGGGTTACGAGCTTGGTTCATTGACTTGGCGGGAAAAATGCAGGGATATAATCGATCCTGCAAACAAAACTGGGTATTTTGTCCTCCGTGAAGTCGACAAATAAGACAGGGCTCGGACATGTTTGATGTCCGAAGTGCGAGAGAGGACGGGTATTTATAGATAACGAGTGTCCCCGTCCCTGGGCTATAACATTAGTTTGCCCAGGGACTTTTTCTCATGCCTCCTCATTTCGAAGTTCATTCTCGCTATGTTTTGCTCACCTACCCCCAATGCGGTGAACTCTCACCTGAACGAGTTGGAGAATATCTCGACACGACTTGGGGGAAATGTGTCATTGGACGAGAGAATCACGCTGATGGCGGAATTCATTTGCACTGCTTCGTTGATTTTGGAAGGAAGAGAAGGATCAGAAACGTTAGAGCTTTCGATGTCGAAGGTCACCACCCCAATGTTAGTCCTTCTAAAGGAACACCAGAAAAGGGTTGGGACTATGCGACAAAGGATGGTGACACAGTTTGGGCCACACTGGATCGACCTGGGGAGAGCGGAGGTGGCCGTGTTTCAACTGTGGAAAAATGGTCTCTCATCACGGGTGCAAGCGATCGTGAGTCGTTTTGGCGTCTGGTACATGAACTGGATCCGAAAAGTGCGGCTTGTAATTTTCGCCAACT